ACCTTGCCTGCTGCATCGGCTGCGGTCTTCGCTGCTGCGGAGAACTCACCCTTTAATGCAAGACTGATTGCTTTACCCAAAGCAGGAAGCAACTCAAGCAAACCTTCAACTCGGTTAAAAATGTTTTCTTTGAGGGCGTTGCCAAAGTCAATCAATGCTTGCTTTGGGTCGCTGAAGGTCTTAAATAATGCTTCTCCAAGCTTAACGAGTACATCTGTAAGTTTGCCAACGACTGCACCAAGTGCGCCAAGAACAACCGCTAATGCATCACCACCACGTTCCGTGTTCTTAAAGTAAGTGACAAGCGATGTTACTGCGACAAGCAGCGCACCCAAGCCTGTAGCAATGATTGCACCCTTGAGCGTACCAAAGGACTTTACCGCGCCACCAATGCCACCCTGCAAACTCTTGAACGCAGATACTGCACCGCCTGTGCGCTTGTCTAATGCCTCAAGGCCGCTACTGATAGCCTCGTTTGTCTCTTTGGCTTTGGTCTGCGTCTTGTCAGCCTCTATCCCTACGGCTTTAAGCGCAGCGATAGCGGATGTAGCATCCCCTTTAATCTCAATTATTTCAACTGCCGCCATTGTAGCTTAATATATTCGTTCCATCCTTCGGGTAATTTGTTCTTGCCTTTGGCGATTTCAACGCAATCACCTGCTCCAAGCCACTCATCCGAGTTTAGTATTTCAATTAAATAACTTAAATATCCTGTCTTCATACTACGTTGAGGAGTTCAAATGATGCTTTGCCTGTGGTCATATTTAGGCTGACGTTGTTTATGATGTACTTGGTGTTGTTCCAAATGATTGCATTCTGAAGGTTCAGCGTGATAATCTTACCGATGGGCAATACCGCTTCTACGTTGTACACCCTTCTTGCTTTTGCATACAGGTCGGTGATGTAGTCGCTCCACTCGTTGTTGTAGAGGCTTTGGTTTACCGATTGCAGGTGGTATGGGTCTATGTCTGCGCCAAACGTGATAGCGTGTGATGCGCCTGCACTTGAGTAGCGGTTTGAGGTATTGGCATACCAAGCAACGGTTACCTCCTCGTGGCTGCCATCTGCATTTACAAATGTTAATTTATTTGCCGTTAAATCGTAATCATCAAAATATCCGTAGAATAGAATGGGTGCGCCCAAGTATGGATTAAATATACCATCCTCATTCGTTTCACTTGTGATGCTTTTGTAAACGAGTACGTTTGTCAGACCACCCGTATGCAGGTCAGTCAGCCTTTCAAATAGCGGACACTCAAAGGGCAACTCAATCAAGAACTCCTCGCCATCAAAAGTAAAGGTGTTGTTCAAATCACCAAAGCCTACGTTATTTGTTTGCAGGTATTGGAATCCAAGTATCTGCCCTGTCTCTTGGTACTTAAACTCAATCTCCCTGTATAGCGGTGGGCGGTCTACGGTGTACTCTGTGATGTCAAGATAGGTCTGATAGTTTTGGTCAGTTCCTGCTGCATACCAATCCTCCAACGGCTGAAGCAAGAAGGTCGTGGATGTAGTCGGCACAATCACCATATTGTACATCTTCAGAATCCCTGCTAAAAATTCCTTGACCTTTATTTCGGGCATTATGTCCGAAACCACCACGTTGAAGGAATAGCTTGCTGATAAGGTTTGATCTACCGAGAAACTAACAGAAGCCGTATCGCTATCAATACCCGAATAGTCCGTGCATTGGTATGTCATTGCCGTAGGGGTCTGCGGTCTAATAAACAACTGCACCGTATCGCCTGCGGCAAACGACAAAGCAGCCATTGTTGTAGTTACAGAAGATGCAGCGTGGGCAGGAACTAATACAGAAAAATCTAAAATCCCATTACGGAATACAGAAAGCTCATAGTTTTCGCTTACGTCTTTCATCGCTATTTGCAAGTCATACTGCTTGCTATCTACAACAGTCCAAGTGTCTGTACTTAAATTAAACTGCGAACCGCTACCTGTATTGCGATTCATATTTATTAACTGATAAGCAATGTCGTTGCCACCTGCAAATAGATAGCCCTCGTAGCGATGCAGCCATAGCGACAAATCAACAAACGGAGTAGCAGACAAGAATGAACCTGTAAAAGTGATTCCGTATTGGGCTGCTATTGCATTAAGAATAGATTGAACCTTTAGTGCAGGCTTTAGCTCCGTGTAACGGATGCCACGCAATCCCACACCTCCTGTTTTGTGAGCAATGTTGTTCTCATTGTTAGCACCTGAGCCACTACCACTTTGGTAAAACCAATTCTTGACAGGGCTGCAAAGCGGATAGAACAAGCCTGTGTCATCATTGGTGGTTAGCTTATTAAATACCACAGTATCGGTGTATTCGTGGTTCAACTCTGAAAAGTCAAGGTCGTACAAATAGTCCTCGCCAAATAAGTCCGTAAGCGTTACCACATCCCCATAGAACGTCAAGGTGTACGCATACGGCTCTGTGCCTTTGAGCTGCACGTTCTCTACCTCAATCACGCCTGTGCGGAATGGCAAGGAGTTTATTTCAATTCTTGCTTCTTGCCTTAGTCTTCCATCAAAAGTATTGGCAGTACTTGTGGTTGTTGCACCTGCGTTCCAAACCGTGTTAAAGGTATTCCAAGTGATGCCGATGCTATTCCATACAGGGCTGCCACCTACCTCCGTAGTGATAACGGAGCTTGTGATATTAGCATTGTAGTAATGCTGAAGTATCTCGTTATTTCTTGGGCTTGCAGGAATGGTAAACCCCTGCGTGAAGTCCGTGAACACCTTGCTGATGTCCTGCACGTTCTGCACCGATAAGTTGATGCTTATCTCCTCATCATCAAAGATGTCAAGGCGAAAGCCATTGACGTAAATATCAACCTTGTTCATCGTACCAAGCTGCGCTCATCAAATCCGAAGTCAAAGGACATTGTGTAATTGATGAGCTTTGTGTTCACGCTCTTTTGGTATTCTATACTGCCACGATTCGGCACAACACTTACCCAATTACTATTGGTATAGACCGCGACATACTCGCTCATCAGAATGTCCTCAATCGTTTCATCGTAGTCTTGGTCAACGAACCCTGTGTTTAGGGTTAGGGTGTTGCGAGAGTTGACATTGAAGGATTGGTACTTGCCTATCTCCAATGAAGGGGTGGTGAAGCCATCGTTGTAGATGCTCTTTTGGTAGGAGTCCTGCGTGAAGTTGCCACGCTCATCGCTGCGCTTAAAGAACGTGATGAAGTCAGCAACGCCAAAGCGGTTGATAAAGGCCACCTGCACGGGGTCGTACTTGGGTTCGCAGATAACGTAGTATCGTACACGCCCTATCTCGTTTGGAGAGTCCTCGTTATCCAAGAGAATTACATCGTAGTAACTGCCTACGCCACCATCGGTCTGTGCGCTTGGCTTTACTTCAGCAGGTAGGTTACCATTGTTCTCAAGGTTAGCAGCACCTACGCCTGCATAGATTACAAGGTCTTGCGAGTTGTTGCTTGATGGGTTGGGTGGCACGGTTCCGCCACCGCCTGTGTTTGTCAGTAACGCGGTGGCTCCACCTTTCCAAGTAATGCGGATTGCGCCCAATTCATTGGCTACGCTATTATTTAACGCAAGGGACTCGTAGTTGCCGACAAGCACCTGCCTATCTCTGCTCGTTGCAAGCACCAACTGCGATACCGCAACAGGGGCTATGTTATCACGGGTTGCCCATCCATCGGTAGTTATGTAGGCGAAGGTTACGCCTGTTGCGAAAGGGAATGTTTCGGGGGCGGTTCCTGCGTTAGAGTAAGTCCAACTACCCGTAGGGCGAACCCACAATACCTCCGCAGGGGGGCTTTGCGTATAGCCTATGTCATTCCATACGCTGAAGTCGTGGTAGAACTCCGAGCGTACAAGGTCGCTGATTTCAAAATTGATTACCTCGTTGATTGAGTAGTTTTTGGTGAGGTTGTAGTTGTTCGTTACGGATGCTGATTTTAAGCCTGAATAAATAGCTACTCCCAAAGTCATCGCATCAAGCGAATCGTTTGAAAGTGCGTTGTTCTTGCCCGTTACAAACTGCGGGCTTCTTGCCATAGCAAGGCTAAGTGGGGTGGAAAGTACAGGTGTACTCATCGTGTGGTAAATGATTTGAAGTCTTCTTCTGTTAATTGAAATGCCTCTACCAATTCAGCAGGTAGTTTCTTAAACGCCAAGCCAAAGGGAGTGCTGAAGAACTTGGTCGCGGGGATTCCTTTATTGTAGATGCTGCGAGCAAGGGCAAACTGAAGGCTCTGCCTCTTTACAAATTGTCCCTTCTTATTTCGTACGCCATCCAATCCCTTCTTGATAGCCCATTGGCTGAACGCCTTTGCAGGCGGCATCTTATTGGTGTACTTGTAGGGAGAGGTCTGTGCGCTTGCATAGGTGCTTTTTGCGCCCCTTACTCCCTTGTCTTGGTACTCACCATAGTCATCCATTGAGAACGTCAAGGAGAACGAATTTTCCCCCGTTTGCAAATCGTAGCTTAAAGAGTTGTATAGGTTCTTGCTCGCATTGCGTTTGCCCCGTGTAAGGTTGGACTTGGCCTGCTGAATAACATACCCCGCAAACTTCGCAAGCACCGCTTGTATCAAGTCCTTTCGTGCCATTTTAGCAGATGCTTATCTCGGTGTTTGCAAGCAGCACGTCAAACGTGGCAGTCCACCCTGCAAGCAGGTTCTCAAACCTCTCGCTAAAGGGAACGCAAGAAGCAGTACCATCCAACTGATAAAGGTCGGTGTACAGAGTACCCCTGCGTAATTCAGTCACCACATCGTTGATTACTGCGAGCTGCGTGTTCAGTATGTTTTGCTCGTTGCTGATGCCATAGAACGGCTCTGCCTGCAAGCGTGGGTTCTCTTTGGTCTCATCCACTAAATCCATACAAACAATACTCACGTTCATACGCACTATCTGTCCCTCGAATGTTGCTTGGTTGATGATGATATGCGACAAAGGGAAGATGGTCTGCTTGTTTAGGTCTATGTCAAAAATATCCCCTGTGGTTACCACGTTGACTTGGCTATTCGCCTCAAGGGTGTCCTTGAGTTTGGTGGTGATGTCGTAGAACTGTCTCATTTTATTGACTTTTTTATTAGGTCGTTTTCAACTTCTTGCTTTTGCTTTTCAAAGGTGAGGAAGTGTAGGCACTCGTGGAGTTGTAGTTGTGTAATTTCTGCAAACTGCCTAATGTCTCCTTTAGCAAGTTGGTAGATTGTTGCATACCATCCCCATTGCTTTGCGAATTGTCCTTGCTTGGAGTATTCGTTTGATTCTTCGCCTCCAAAGAGGTCAGCATAGCTTGCAGTAACTCGTTCCCTAAATGCCAAAAAAAAAGCGTTGCGCCCATAGCAACACTCATCGGGGCTTGCTTCATCTGCTCCGAGTACTTGCCTGCGCCCTCGTATGGCTCTATTAGATACCGATGCTTGACCTCGCTCGTGATAGGGCGATACAATACCGCCATCGCTTTGTGCAGGTCTTGCACGTCTTGCAGGTAGCCGTCAAGGTCAACGAACTCACCATAGGTGATATTGTCAAGTTCAGGGATAAACCCGTACTTCGTGTCCCCCATCGTGAAGGTTGGCGTGAGGCTTGGCTTCTCGTTGATCATCGCACTAATGTGCTTGCTGATGTGGCTCACATCTTTGATGCGTACGTTCGGAAGATTGGCAAGAGGCACTCCGCAAAATATCTCAAGCATCTTGTGGGTCAAGAACTCCTCATCGCCCTCAAGCCTCGCAAAGCGTTGGTATTGGTCAAGCGTTATCTCCGACAGGGAGGTGGGTACAATTACCTTTAGTTCCATTGTATTAAAATAACCTTTTAGTTTTAGCGTATGGCATACCTGCCAAAGTTAGGTCTGCTCAACTTGTTATACGTTGCATAGCGCAGCGCATCTATGGCGTGGTTGAATGCGTCTATCGGTTTGTTGAGCAGGTTGCCGTTCTTGTCCTCTACCCATTTGTAGTTCTGAAGTTCCTTGATTAGGTTGCTGCTTCGTGGGGTTACAAATAGCTTGTGCCGCTTCAGCACGTCAATACCCACTATGACGCTATCTGCGCCCTTCTGCGTGGGTTTCACGTTCCATCCCATACGATGCAACTCCTCAATAGATTTGGGTTCAGCAGAGTCAGCATATATTTCTGACCTTCGGTCAAGGCCAAGTGAGTTTAGCACGTTGCTGATGTCGGGGTTGGTCATACCCGTGCGGTAAATCAACTCATCCACATACAGATTGTCACCCGACTTGTAAACGGCCACAAGTGCGGTAGGGTCATTGGTGTACCCGAAGTCCATCCCGTGACATAGGAGCGTGGCATCGCTTGGTATCTCTGCCTGCCCGTATTGGAATATCGTGGCTCTGCTCATACCACGTTCCCCTAATCCGTAGATTCTCCAATAGTCGCTGTCGGTATCTCTTAAGCGTTCTATTTCATTTCGGATGCTGCTATCAAGGAACGGGTTATCAAGGTACGTGGTCTGATGGAACTCGCAGTCATCACGAGTCACCACCTTATCATAAATCCAATGGAACGCATCCGAAGGGTTGTAGTCAAGGATTGCCCTGCCTTCGGTACGCAGGATGAGCTGCTGCCAATCCTCGTAGGTTAGTTCGTTGGCCTCGTTGATGTATAGCAAGTCCCTCTTGCGCCCTCGTATCTTTTGCGGTTGGTCAAGGCTGATAAACTCCACAAGGTTGCCATTCAGATAATACTCGTGGCTTGACCTGTTGTGGTAGCTTTCACTGTACAAGTCGTGGTTGCGCAGTATCTCAAAGAAGTCGCGCATAACCGAAGCACGAAGCGAAGGGAACGTCTTACGGCAGATGGTGATGGTCTTGTTGCTTTCCCGTGTGCTATAATAGAAAATCACCCATAGCAGGATGTTGTAAGTCTTTCCGCTACGAGTACCGCCCTGCTCAACGACTATCTTTTTGTCGCTGCGCTTTAGGTGGTTATAAACTTTATTGGTCTGAATCTTCGCCAAGCACCTCAATTTGAAATAGCTTGCCCGAAGATACGTCTACCTCTTGGCGTTCCACGTATCCACGTTTCTTGCCTTTGGTCTTTAGAAAAAAGATAGTAGCGGTTGAGTTGCCCTCCTTTATCTGCTTATGCAGTTGGCTCTCTGCAAAGTCAATGGCTACGTCTGATAGTTCATCGACTGCTGCTTTGTATTCTTTGTCCTCTTGCAACCATAGGTAGTGAGTCGTGCGGCCGACGCCCACCGTCTTGCAAGCTGATGTTACTACGCCTAAAGATTTCTCCAAAGCATCAAGCATTGCCTTTTTATGGTGTTCCGTTTTGTCCATTTGTTTGTTTGTTGTATCTTCGGTTTGCGAGGGAAGTGTTATGGTTGCACACTTAGTATTCCAATTAAGAGGTGGCGTTCGAATCGACCTCCTCGCTCAAAGTAGCCCTCCTCGCTTGGAGGGTTATTTTTTGCCCCTTGTACATACCTGCGCCCATATCATCTATTTTGCTAAATGGTAAAATAGGAACATTTATTTTACAAGTTTTATCTATTAAGTAAATGTAACGAAGTTGAAATCCTTTAATTTTTCTCCATCCATTGTGCTCCGTATCTAAATACCTTTTCCAATTACCATACTTGCTCATTAGTGTTTTACTTGACTTAATAGTCATTGAATGTATTTTGTTTCCGTTTGGCAATAAAAACAAATCACTATTTTCTTTTATGAGAGTTAATAAAAAACCGCTTGCTCGGTAAATTGTACCATCTCCGCAGTCGCATCCATCCGAATAAGATAAAATCCACTTAATTTGCGGAGCGTTCTTTTTTAATAATTTAATTGAAATTGATATGCACCTACTTTCAGAGTACTTTGGAAGGTAATCATCGAAGGCCATTCTATTTAACTCTAAATAATCATTCCACCCTGTATCTTTTACTAAACCTATTGTCTTGCTTTTGTCTAAACTTGAGCCATAACTTAAAACTCCGTGAAGCTTATCATCTAAAAAACAACCAAAGTGCAGGGTGCTGTTTGGTACTACCTTACCCGAGTAGTGATGCTTCTTTACAAACTCGTTTGCTATTTTGCTTGGTATGACCTTAACGATTATTTCTTTTGCTCTGCCCATTGCATAATGATTAAGTAGAGAGCATTGCCGTTAGAGTTCTCGTTACCTAACGTCTCACAGTATTTGTACTCGTCTGTTGCTTTTATATCGCTGATGGCATTCTGAATCTGCGCAGCCTGCTCATCCGCAAGCGTGAAGGTCATTTGTTGGAATGGTGACTTATCGCCATCGGGCAAAGTAAAGTCATCGCCAAACTCTGATGCGTTCAAATCAAAGCCGCCAACATCCAAGCCCCAATCGGTCAAAGCTTCAACATCCCATTGGTTGGCAAGCAAGTCCCAATCCCATTCACCGAAGCCTACGTTGTCCTTAATGATAAACTCAGCCTTCTGCGCATCGGTCAGTTGGTCCGCAACAATGATGGGTACTTCCTTCAGTCCTGCGGCTATGCAAGCCTTAAGGCGCATATTTCCCCCAAGCACTACCATATTGCCATCTACTACGATTGGGCGCAGCTCAAGCATCTGTGGGAACTCCTGTATGGACTTTACAAGCTTCTTGAACTTGTCATCCTTTATTATTCTTGGATTTAGGGGGTTTGGTATGATTGTACCGATTGCTGCTCTTTGCATAACTAAATAACTCTTTTTGATAGGTGGTGGTTGTGTGTTGCTTGAAGGTGCTCCTTCCATTCTTTAATATCCCCGTATGTGACGTGGCAGGGGCGGCATAGAGCCATCAGGTTTTCTATCCTATCAGCAATTTTGCTTCCACCCATTCCACGAGATTCGATGTGGTGTATGTCTACGGCTTGGCCTTGACATACCTCGCAGGGGATGAAGTCAGTTGTGGAGTAGCCCATCCCTTTTAGATAGACCTTTGTATGGTTCTTCACCTTTGGTAAATCCAACAGTCATCTATGAACGTAGCGTGTGGCAGCAGTTCATCAACGGCTTGGATTACTCCCTGCCAATGTTGGTGGTAGTCATCTCCTGCTATGTAGCCTCCCTTCTTTACTTTGGGTAGCCATAGCTTGATGTCTTCCTTTACCGCCTCATAGGTATGGGTTAGGTCTATGAATACCACGTCAAGGGATTCGTTGGCAAACTTCTTTGATGCTGCTTTGGATGTTGCTTTGATGGCCTTGTACTTGCGGTCTCCCATATTCTCCACAAAGAGATTGTAGATATTCTGTTCCGTTGCAAGTTTATGTGTAGTCGTGAGTTCGTTTGGCGAACCCTTCCAAGTGTCAACGATTGTGATTTCTTGGGATGTTGCTTTGTCGCATAGGTAGGCTGATGATTTACCGAGCCAAGCACCCAACTCTACGAACGTGCCGTCTTCGGGCATATTAGCAAGGAGGTAATCGTATGCTGCTTGGTGGTTGAACCACCCGTCTATTTGTTTGCTCGTTTTCATTTTAGGGCGTTGTAATAACAAAGGTACTGCTCTACGCAGATAAGTGTTCCTTGTTCGGATGCTGCTTGGGCAAAAGTACCGTCTGCCTCGTAGGTCATCTCAAAGCGTAGGTTGGGCAGGTCGTATGGCTTAAACATATAGCAGGCGGTATCTATGTTGCCGACTCTTGGTTGGTCGGTAGGGCGTAGCCTACCTATTTGTCCCCAAGTTACGATTGAGCAATCAAGGCTATGCAAGTTGCCCCACTCCTCAAGGAACTTTGGGTGCAGCACATTGTCATCATCAAGGTAGTAAACCCAATCCTCTTTGGTAAAGGAATCAGCATACAATTCAAGGAACTCATTGCGTAGGGGGTTACCCATATTGCCTGTGCGTGTGGAGTAGTGTGTGACTGATGCGCCTGTTGCTCCCTTGTAGTTGGTAGAGGCATCCATCATCACAACCCACGTTGCGTACGCAGGGATATGTTGTTTTAGCCTCACGAGGTTATGAGGGCGTGAGCAGGGAGTGACTATGTAAAGCATCGTAGTTCGTTTATCTTCTCCATCGTAAAGTCTTGCACAAACTCGTATAACGATTCCGTTAGGTCAGCCACTTGGTTGGGGTTTTCTTTTAGCCTCTTGATTGCTCCTGCCCATTCGCTTGGGTGCTTGATAGCAATGCAGTTATCCTTTGTGATATAGGGTGAATAGGGTTGGGTGTTGCTCACTATCATAGCGCACTTGCTGAACCCTGCCTCCAACATCTTTAGGTGCGACTTGCACTTGGCAAACTCGGAAGTGCTTAACGGCACAAGGCTCACATCAAAGAACTCGTAGAGCTTGTGGTAGTGTGTTGGGGGCATCGTAGGCAGCCTATGGCTTGCCTTCATAATATCGGGGTAGCCATCTACCTCTGCCACATACCCTTGATAACCCTCAAGGTTGATTGTGGATTCCTTTACGTCTAATGCGTGGTGGTTGCCCCCAATATACCCGAAGCGTACTCCTTCGCTTGGCTTTCTCTCTACCTGCCACG